ATTTTGGCGGCGACGGCGGGTGCTTTCGCAATGCTGGTTTGCGAGGATGGCACGAACTGGGTCGTAATGGCTGGCAACTAACGGACAGCGGGGCTTCGGCCCCGCTGCATACACATGGCACTTATCTACCTGAAGCACCCGGACCACGGGGAAAAGATCGCCACGCTTGAGCTTGAAGCCGAGTATGATGAGAAGAACGGGTGGGCGCGGTATACTCCGGGCGACGAGCCGGCACCGGAGCCGGTGAACGAACTGCGGCCGCGCCGCCGCCGGGAGTCAGCCCATGTCGACGTCAGCCGGTGAACTGATCAACGGTGCGCTGCGCCTCTTAGGCCAGCTTGCAGAGGGTGAGACGCCGTCAGCCGAGACGTCTGCGGACGCTTTGATGGCGATGAACCAGATGATTGACAGTTGGAGCACCGAACGGCTGTCGGTGTTCGCGACACGCGATGACGTCTTTACTTGGCCGGCCAACACGATCAGCCGCACTTACGGCCCGTCGGGCGACTTCGTCGGCACCCGGCCTATCTTGCTGGATGACAGCACTTACTTCAAAGATCCGTCGAGCGGTCTGTCGTATGACATCCTGTTCATCAATCAGGACCAGTACAACGGCATCGCGCTGAAGACGGTCGGGAGCACGTTTCCGCAGGTGATGTGGGTCAACATGACCTACCCTGACGTCGATATGTATGTGTACCCAAGGCCGACCAAGGACTTGGAGTTTCATCTGGTGTCGGTGCAGGCGCTGTCGCAACCTGCCAACTTGGCGACAGTGCTGTCGTTCCCGCCAGGCTACCTGCGGGCGTTCAGGTACTGCTTGGCAATGGAGTTGGCGCCCGAGTTCGGTGTCGAGCCGTCGATGCAGGTGCAGCGGATTGCGATGGTGTCCAAGCGCAATCTGAAGCGGATCAACAATCCTGACGATCTGATGGCGATGCCGTACAGTCTGGTGAACCGACGTAGGCAAAGATTCAACATCTTCTCGGGCGGGTATTGATGAAGACGCCCATCCTCGGCGCCTCCTATGTCGCGGCCAGCATCAACGCCGCGAACGACCGCTGCGTGAACCTCTACCCAGAGATCGTGCAGCAGGGCGGCAAGGAGCCTGCGTTCCTGCGCCGGGCGCCGGGGCTGAAGCTCATTACGCCGACGGTGAGCGGCTCGCCTGTCTCAACGCTTGACAACGGCCCGGTGCGCGGGCTGCACGTCTACGGCGGCAAACTGTACGTCGTGACGGCAGAAGCCCCGGCAACGCTGCCCTACCCCGAGACCAAGCTGTGGGAGTTGGACGCCAACTACGCGGCCACGCTGCGGGGCACGGTCGCTACTGACGTCGGCACGGGCCAGGTGACGATGGCCGACAACGGCACACAGATGTTCTTGGCGTGCGGCGATGCGGCCGGCACCAGTTACATCTACAACAACAGCACCAATGTGTTCGCAGAGATTACGGACCCTGATTTCCCCGGCGCCTCCTCTGTCGGATTCATTGACGGGTACTTTGTCTTCAGCGAGCCAGACAGCCAGAAGTTGTGGGTGACTGAACTGCTGGACGGCACCTCGGTCGATCCGCTGGACTTTGCAAGCGCCGAGGGCGCGCCTGACGACATCCTGTCAGTTGTTGTCAGCAACCGTGAGATCTGGGTGTTCGGTACGACCTCGACCGAGGTCTGGTACAACGCGGGCGGGCCTGACTTCCCGCTTGAACGGATCGCAGGCGCCTTCAACGAACTGGGCTGCGCCGCCCAGTATTCGACCGCCAAGTTGTCGAACGTGGTGTTCTGGCTGGGCCGCAACCAAGAGGGTCAAGGGATCGTCTATCGGTCAAACGGCTACATCGGCGAGCGGATCAGCACGCACGCGGTCGAGACCGCCATCCAAAGCTACGACACGATCGAAGATGCGATCAGCATGGTGTACCAGCAGGACGGGCACCCGTTCTATGTGCTGACCTTCCCGACCGCCAACAAGACTTGGGTCTACGATTTGGCGACTGGCTTGTGGCACGAGCGGGCGGGCTGGGTGGCGAGCACATTTGTTCGGCACCGCGCCAACTGCATGGCGTCCTTCAACGGCAAGATCGTCGTCGGTGACTACATCAACGGCAAGCTTTACGAGCTTGACTTGAGCACCTACAAGGATGACGGCGACGTGCAGCGTTGGCTGCGGTCGTGGCGGGCGCTCCAGACCGGCCAGAACAACCTGAACCGCACGGCGCAGCACGCGCTGCAACTGGACTGCGAGTCGGGTGTCGGACTGGTGACGGGCCAGGGTAGCGACCCCCAAGTCATGCTGCGGTGGTCAGACGATGGCGGCCACACCTGGTCGAACGAGCACTGGCGCTCGATGGGCGCCATCGGTGAGACGGGGCGGCGCGTGATCTGGCGCCGTCTTGGCATGACGTTGAAACTGCGCGACCGGGTGTACGAACTCAGTGGGACAGACCCGGTGAAGATTGCTATCATGGGCGCTGAGCTGCGCGCGAGCGGAACCAATGCCTAGCCCGCAACCGTTTAGGATACCCGCGCAACGGGTGCCGCTGGTCGAAACTGAGCAGGGGTTGATGCGGCGCGAGTGGTATCGGTTCTTCAACCGCAAACCGCGCCACGGCGCGTTCTTCGACACCACCACGCAGACGGCGGCGGCGATCAACACGGCTTACGCGGTCACGTTTAACAACACGGCGTCAACGTTTGGTATCGATCGTGGCACCCCTACTTCAAGAATTTTTGTTCCGGACACCTCAACCTACAATTTTGAGTTTTCGTTGCAGGTTGACAAAACATCCGGTTCTAACACCCAACTGTATGTTTGGCCGCGCATCAACGGCATTAACGTGCCGGACTCAGCCAGTCGTGTCCGAGTCAAAGACAACAACGATGAAAAAGTTGTGGCTTGGAATTTCATGCTTGATATGCAGGGTGGCAGTTACTTTGAGCTTATGTGGGCAGTGTCCAACACCAACGTTATACTGCTTACCGAAGCCGCTACCGCCTTTTGTCCAGCCGTCCCGTCGGCTATCCTGACTGCTTTTGAGGTGTCGCTATGAGCACCAATTTATCCTCTGTCCCCAAGCTTCAGTTTTTTGATGCCAACGGTGATCCGTTGGCGGGTGGAAAACTGTACACCTACGCGGCCGGGACGACCACGCCGCTAGCGACCTACACGGACTCGACCGGTGCTACGCCCAACACCAACCCGATCATCTTGGACTCGCGCGGCGAGGCGAACGTTTGGTTGGACGCAACGCAGTACAAGTTCGAGTTGAAGACGTCGGCTGACGCGCTAATCTGGACGGTTGACAACATCAGCAACGCGCTGAACTTGTCGCAGTTGCTGGCAAGTAGCGGCAGCGCCGCCAGTCCGCCGTACACGTTCGCGGCTGATCCGGACACTGGAATGTACCTCCAGGCTGTCGGCCAGCTTGGGTTGTCCGCAAACGGCACGCCGGTTATGCGGGCAACTAGCACGACTATGACCCTCTACACCGGCGGCTCAGAGCGAGTCACGATAGATACGTCGGGCAACGTGGGGATTGGGACGAATGCGCCAGCAGATGCCCTTCAGGTTGTTAAAACAACAGCCAGCGGGACATACAGAACTCGTTTTATTCTTGATAATCAGGATCAGCGATCCGTAATTGCGGCGTATTACGAAGGCGGTGTAGGCCAGCGCACCATTATTCAATCAACTGCTGTATCCGGCGTTTCGGCAGTGCCGATTTCTTTCGAGGTTGGCAACACTGAAGTTGTGCGTATCGACGCATCTGGCAACGTGGGGATTGGGACAAATATACCGGCGCACACGCTAGACGTAAACGTCGCGTCAGCCTCGTTTCGGGTGCGGAATGCATCGGGCGGCAACGACTTCACGGTCAAGAGCGTTGCAGGGCCGATCACGCAGATTGGAAGTGTTGCCAACACCTCGTTGGAAATATTGACCAATGATCTTGCCCGCATTCACGTTACTGCCGCCGGTAACGTCGGCATCGGCAACACTCCGTCGGTGAAGCTTGATGTTCAAG